ATCGTGCGTCGCAGATGAATCCTCTGTGAACCGAGAGGGCTACCAAGTGACAGACCGCGCAACTCGCCCTACCGTTGAGACCATGCGCGCCCTCGTTGCCGTCTTGCTGGTCTCCTGCGCTGCTCCGACTGCTCCCGTCGACACCGACGCTCCGGCATCGACTGTCTACGAGGTCTACGCAGCGCCGGTGACCTTCAACAGCCTCGGCGCATCGAGCGCCTTCTGTCGCGTGAAAGGCGATGTCGCCATCTCCGGCGGATGCCTCATCTCCAAGCAGACGGACATCGGCGGCATTGCGATTCAGGGCAGCTATCCCGATCGCGATTCGACGTCTCCCGACCGCTGGTCGTGCCACGCGTCGAACGTCAGCGGGCATCCTGCGGAGCTGACGACGATGGTGATTTGCGAGACGAGTCTCTCGAACAAGACCAACTAGCCCGCAGACGAGACGACTAGCTCACGCCCCTGACCTGCGCTCGCCCGTCATCCGTCAGCGTCCACACCTTCCGCGTGCGGTCCCACTCAATGAGTCCGCGATGCTCGGCATCGGCGACAGCCTGGAGCCACCAGCGTTCGCCCCTCGTCGTGTCGAGCGCGTAGGTGCTCGACCACGCGAGACCGGGCCCGAACGCGGCGATGGTGCCGATGGGGAGCACATGTGAGGCAGCGCGCTCAGCAGCGTAGGACGGCCTCACGATGTGCCCTTCAGTGCTGCGCTCAATTCGTCAGCGAATGCAATCGCGTCGCGAGGCTCCATGATGTCTGCGAGGATGAGCCGGACTCTCTCGCCCGACCTGCGCTCCACGCTTACGACGAATCGACCAGACTCGCGGTCGTACAGCGCCATGTTGCGATCGAAGACAGCGAGTTTCATCACGTCAGCTCACGTTGGGTCGGGCAACGACGCCGCGAGATGCGCCATCTGCTGTTCGGTTGTCAGGTCGTCCCACGACGCGGGCGCTGTCGTGCGCGTCTGCGCCTGCGCGTTGGTGAGCGTCTTCCCCGAAGTCTTCGCAATAGCCGGCTTGGGAGCGGGTGCGGGAGCCTTCGCCGAAACCGGCTTCTTCTCCAGCCACTCATCGCGGATGTGGAGGTTCGCGGCTTCGGCGATCATCTCGTTGGTGAAATGCTCCGTTGGGAAACCGTTGCTTCGGATCTTCGCGAGCGCCTCACGCGCCGCTTGGAGCTGCGCCGACGGGCGATAGCCGGCGAGTTCGGGGTAGGTCTCGGCGTTCTTAGCGATCGCGGCGAAGTCTGCCTGGGCGCGTTCGGCTTGAGCCTGTCGCGTCTGTTCGGCAAGCCGGGCCTCGAGCGCCTGGCGGGCCGCTCGCTCCTCTTTGACCTGCTGCTCGAGTCGAGCGGCCATCGCCTCTGGCGTCCCCTCGCGCATCGCACGCTGAGCCAGGTCTACGTCCGTCATGCCGCGCTTCTTCAGGGCGGCATACGGGTCCTGTTGGTACTCGGCTTCGCGCTGCCTCGCGGCTTCGTTCTCTCGGCGGAGTCGCTCAGCCTCGGCCGCCGCTTGCTGCGTACGGGCGGCCTGCTCCTGAAGAAGCCGCTGAGTTTCAGCGTAGCGCCGCGAGCCCTCACGCGCTTTCTGTTTGGCCTTCTCTGCGCGCTCGAGTCGGTCGACCTCGGCCGCTTCCTCGGGGCTCGGCTTCGCGTCGGCTTCGGTGGCCGCTTCGATGGTCTCTTTGGCCGGTGCCTCGGCGGGAGTCTCGGCCGATGCTGAGGGGGTCTCCTCCGCAACCGGATCTGACATCGACGCCGCGAGCTGCTCCATCGTCGGCTCACCCGCGTCGGGCGTGATGATGGGCTGGCCGGTGATGGTGGGCGTAGGCGCGGCGCCAGCGGGTGTGGGTTGGTTCGTGATTACGGGCTGGGTCATGTTTCAGTTCCTCGAATGAGTCATTGGCCAATCAACTGCTGCGCTGCTTGATGTGCGCCCATGCGATTGACGTCGTTCTGAACTTGATTCGCGAAGCCGTTGTCGTTGCCGGGCGGGGCCGCGGCCTGCATCGCTGCATCCGCTTGCGGGATGAGCTCGGCGCACTTGTCCATGTACAGCTGCAGCATCCGCAGCTTGCGGTCGCGATCCGGGAGTACCTGCATGCGCGTCTTCAGATACGTCTGCTGCGCAATCTTCAGTGCGTCACGCAGACCGTCACCGCCCATGTATGACTCGGGCGGGAAGTACTCGGCCTTCTCGAGGATGCGCGTCATCGCCTCTTGGATGTTGTCGTAGGCGACGTCTTCGCTTGACGAGAACGCATCGAGATCGGGCATGTCGAGCAGGCGTCGACCCGTGCGCTTGTCGGGAATCATTCCCGTGTTGAGCATCTGTTGTACCTGCGACAGACGCGCCGCCGGCTCATCGGCGAGTTTGTTCGTCGGGTACATCGCAAGGACGTATTCCTCTTCACGGAGGTGCACGTCGGCCCACTTGACCGCGTCCATCATCTTGCCCGGTGCCTTGACCGAGAAGTCTGGACAGTCGTCGGCGATCTCCGCAGCGAGATGGATAATCTGCTGCGCGATGCGCATGTACCAATCCTGATACTCCGCGTAACAGGGCTTGAAGCGCGTCGATGTGACCTCGGCGTATACGAGGAGCCCCTTGCCGCTGTCGATGCCGGCAGGCTTCTCTCCCGCAGCGTTCATCTGCGGCACGCCGACGACCTCGAAGCCGCGACCCCAAAGACGATCGAGATGCGCGTACACGTCACCCGCGACAGCGTTCACCGCCTCGTATCGAGGTGGGGTGCCTCGATAGCGGATGATGCTGGCGGTGACGTCGTCGATGGCGTTCGTGTTGACGTTCGCGTTCTCTTCGACAAGCCAGTGACCCACGGCGTACATCTGCGCGCGCTGGATCGACATGAGCATGCGCGAAATCTCGACCTGAATCGGTGCGAGCTCGTCCGCGAGAGACTCGCCGTGCACGCCCTGCACAGGTCGCTCGCGGTAGAGAATCTCCGCAGGGAACCGGGGCCACGTCCACTCTTCATCAACGATGGGCTCATCGACGCCGACGACGGCGATGACGTGCCGCCCCGGCGTCTCGCTGTTCGGCGGCAGGTGCCACGACTCGACGACCACGCACCACTCGACGAGGTTGACTTGGTCGACCGACTCTCCGATGTCGTCGAAGCCGCCCGCCGAAGCCATCATGATCTTGCCAGTCAGCTTCGGGTTCTCCCGAGCGAGTGCGCGGCGATCCATGAACTTGACGTGGTAGCCGTTCGGCGGCTTCCCGTCGGCCGCCTCTTGATCGTCGAACAGCCACTCCCATGGAAGCGTGCGCTCGATGCCGACACGCGGCCTCTTCGGCTCGCTCATGTCCTTGAAGAACTTGACGATGCCGAAGGTGAAGAGCGCCGAGTCGCGCACGCACTGGTACGCCTGAATGTGGAGCGACTGGTCATAGAGTGTGCCGTCGACGAACTTCTCGAGCCGCTTCGCCTTCCGCTGCACACTGTCGTCAGCACCCGACGTGACGAAGCTCACCTTGGGTCGGTCCTTCGTCACCATCGCCGTGTACGTGTTCACGACGCTCTTGATGATGTTGAGAGCCAGCCGTCGACCGCGTGTCATCGTGCGCTGCCGATAGAGCCGGGGAGAGAGCCCCATCATCGGCAGCGAGCCGTACATGCGGGCTGCTCGGAGCATCCCTTCGCGGGTCATCCGCTGGTCAGCCCAGAGACGCTCAGCGACCTCGCAGACGATAGACGCGCGGCGGTCCTCGTTCTCGTCGAGCCACCACTGAACGTCGGTGTTGCCGCCCTCGCTCGGGTCAGTTGCTGCGTTGAGATGACTCACGGCACGCCTCGACGGGTGCAGTGGTCTGATCAGCGGTCTCTCGGCGACTCATCATCTCGTTGGTCGACCGGCCACTCGCCAGACGACGGCCAATCATCTCGGCGGCAAGCTTTACAACGTGCATCTCGTACCTCTGTGCGGCTTCTCTCACGGCGCGTCCGTGCTCTTCGATGCTGTCGATAGATTCAGTCAGGAGCTGCACCACCTCGTCGTCGGTCAGGTCGATGCGGGCGGCGTTGATGATGTGGAGGACGGCGACGCGAGCGGAGTAGGTCATGAGCCGTCTCCGTCATCCGGAATGCCTTCCGTCGCCGCGAACAACAGAATGTCGTAGTCCTTGTTTGCGTTGCGCTTCTGCACGGGTGTGTCGGACTTCTCGACCTCGTGCGGAATTGTCAGCTTGATGCCGTGGATCTCCACGGGGCCGGTGACACCGGCGGCCTTGAGAGATGCGATGTGCTCGGCGAGTTCGGTAGGGGTGATCATTTGGGTACCCTCACAAGGCGTCCGTCACGGCTGCATGGAGAGTGGGTCTTTGTGGCGACGTTCGAGGAGCAGTAGTCCGCATGAATACCGCCATTCTCGTCGCGTCCACCGCACTCGGCGCACACGTTCGTGTCGCCATGCTTGATAAAGCGCGGCGGGCTGTCTCGGCAGAAGTCGCTGTCCATCACGCCCAATCCTCCTCACTCGCAAACTTCTGCCCAAGGTCGAAGTCCTGGTTGGCCTGACGTCGCATCGACTCCTCGTGCGCGGCCCAGTAATGCACCGTCTGCTGCTGAATCACTTCCTCACGAGTCTTCGGCACTGCGGGCCTCACCTGCTGAAGGAATGCCCACGCTGCGCGCCACGAGTAGAGCAGCGCATCGGTGAGATGGTTGGGGAACGACGGCGCCTCTTTCTGTCGCG